GTCATTGATTGCTTCAGTAACCGTGGTTGATGGAATTGTGATTGTTCTACTCATTATGATGCCCAGACAGGTATTTGATAAGAAACGCCATTGATAATAAACTCAAGCCATGAATTACTAACAGAGTTTGTGCCAGGTTTATTTGTTCCTATAAATGTTGCTACACTTGCCCCAGTTGTAGGTCCTTGGTAGAAATACAAAGGTGTAGAGGAAGCAGCACCAATCATAATGTAAGAATAATTAGCATACAAATTGTTTACAAAACTATTGCTAGAAGTTCCAATTGGTCCTGCTGAATAAAGTCCAAAACTAGACCCTGATCCATAAACTCCAGTAGTTGATCCACTACCATAAACACCATTTATCCCCACGCCATAAACACCGTTACCAGACGAACAAAGACCTAAAACACCCGTCCCAGACCCAGCGTGTTGACCATAAATACCATTTCCACCACTTCCGCTACTGCTATTAAATCCTCTGATTGCTGCTGAAGTTAAAAATGTATTGTTTGTATAGCCCTCAACACCCGTTTGTTGTGCTAAAGAATAGTTGGCCAATATAGCTGATGTAACTCCACTTACGCCTGTATTTGCTCCATCAAAAGTTGCTATACCTCTACCATAAACGCTATTGAGCCACATACTTCCATTGGTTCTGGAAATGTAATATCCCGCAGTCCCATAAGTGCCTGAACTACCTGGGGTTGGTGGAGTTGATCCATTCCAGTTATCAGATCGAATATCTTGGAAAACAGACGCTGCAACTGGCGCACCCCATTGAGTCTGTCCCGCAGGAATCCCATTTATCGTACCTGAGCTTCCGTTATATTGGCCAAACGTATACCAAATGACATTGCCAACTGTTACCGATCCAGGGGCGGTCAATGTCCATCCAGTTGGAGCTACAGGTCCAGTTGTATTGGATGGCGTAGCAGGAACTCCACTAGCTTGGTTTTGTTGTAAATAGGCAGTTAAAGAACTAAGCCCTGTACTTCCCGTAGTACCTGTCGCACCGTTAGAGCTAAACTGGACTATTGCATAACCAGTATTGGTCCAATCTACTACAGAAGTAGCAGTATTAGAATTGGCAGTAATGGGTACAAAGATAGCCCATTGGACATAGCCTGGGGTACTGTTGGTAGAAGGCGTTGTAGTCCATCCAGAAGGTGCAGAATATGATCCTGTAGCCCAAGTATAGGTGGATGTTGTAGACGGTCTAGCAGGGGCACTTCCCGATGTCCATTGGTATATACCAGGGATAGCTACATTCTGGGTGCTAGTTGTGGTGACAATATCTATGTCAATAGCAGTTCCAGGGTCTCTTACATAATAAGCAGAAGGAGCAGTTGGGCTTAGATAGAAATCAATTTGTCTACCACCAGCTACGATGTAATAAAGATAATTGGTAGTTCCAAAACCCGTAGTCTTGTACCAAATATAGTCGGCATAGTTGGTTGATTCGGTTGAATCGTTGGAGTTCCTGATACCGTAATAAGTGGCATTTGTAGGCACATTTGCAAACCCTACAGAGCCATCGTAAGAGGTTGCATACTTAATAGATATGTATTTATAAAGATTGGATATTCTGCCAGACGGACCTGCAATGATTCCCGTCTGTATGTCGATAGAAACATTAGACCCAAAATTATTTAAAAGATAATTAATGGCATCTGAAATCTCATTCAGATTGGGGTTTGAGGTAAGGCTAAATGGCATTAGAACGCATCCTCAGTAACCGTGGCTTGCCAATTCATAGCAGTCAGATTAAAGGCGTTTGTAGCGTCATTTGACTCCACCTTGATGGCAATCGTTCTAAAGGTGTTCTGCTGAGTATTGACCCAAGGATTGTCGGTCACTATAGAAACCGTACCAGTTTGGCCATAAACAGGAGTTTGAGCAGTCGAATTGGCTCCTCCTACGGTAATATTAACCGTTCCAGTTCCTGAGATTTCTGGTAGCAATCTGTGGACATACACTTTTGAAGAGAAAGGAACAGGACCATCGGTGCTGACCAAAGCCACATTTGTACGCTCAAACAGTACAGGAATGGTGTTTCCACTAAAAGAGTTACCTATTGAGGTCTCTACAAGTCGTTGACTTGCTACACCGCCTTTTGCGTACACAACAGCTCTTGAGGCGAGATTGTAGTAATCAGTCGATGCATCTACCCATCTTGGTCCTTCGCATCCCATACAGGCGTATTGAACATCTTTAGGGGCATTCCAGACTTGGATGTCATATCTCCATGAGAGCATTTTGTTGCACCATGAGGTACTGGTTTTATCAGGGTAATAAATCTCAATCTGGTTCTTTTGCGTATTGTTGACCATAAATGTACGGTCAGAATAGGGTTGTCCGTTAGAATCTAATGCGTTGTTGATGTTTGCAAAGAAATAATCCCTAACCCTTTGATTGCCCAATGGCTGAAAGTTAGAACCATCAAACACCCAAATGTCCCTAGCGTCAACGCCATATACATTGGAATCTGTATTTGACCAAGTGTTATTATTGAAAAGCCCTCTACCTTGATTAAATAAGCGTATGCCAAAGATAGGAGCATAAGAAGACTGGTAAGCAATAGGAGAAAAAACAACCGTATCCCAGTAAGAGCATACATAGAAATTACCACCTAAAAAGAATCCGTCAATGATTGGACCACGAACAGGAATCTCAACCTCATTAGCCACATTAGACAAAGTAGGAGACCAAGACGCAGGAACCCCAGTATTGGCAAATTGCTGAGACCATCTGACCGTAGTGGGATAGTTTACTATTAAACCAGAGGAAAATGTTTTAGTTAAATTACCTGCAATCAGGATATTTCCCACATTGGGTGAGCAGAAGTTCCGCATAAACCCTGCCGTCACCTTGGTAACAGATGGGCTTAATCCTGTTTCATAGTTCCAAACATAATTATCGGGTGCAGCATCATAGGAATAAATCTCTGTTGCCGTAGGCAGAAAGTACATAGGAGCACTTATTCCATCATTGATAAAGAATACGTTTCCTACCCATGATGTTGTAAAGTTTAAATTCTCGGTGTATCCATTGAGATACACGGATGGATTTGCTCCAACGCCTGGGGTAATGTTGCTGATCCCTGTGGCGGTCACCATATACCATCTGCCTTGGTTAGATGAATTTCTAGTGGCAATGATATATACCCATGATGTCTCAGACCTGAAACCACCATCCATGTAGATAGGAAGGTTGGGTATTGCGGTAGCTATATCCACCTCACCAAAGACCTTCTTGATCCCTCTAACATCCGCTTCTACATTTAAGCCTGAAGAATATTCATTAGGACCCAATGCGTTGCTAGGCACATCAGGTGTAAAGCTCATGTTGGCAAAAGGAGATCGGAGGGAGGAGTATTCGCTCATGGTGTTTAGTTGTGGAAGTTGAGCAACATTTTAATTTTACCAAGTTCTACAGTAATTCCAATGCTTTTATTACCTCATTTGGGTCTACAAAGGCATCTGGGTCATATTCTTGTTCTTCCCAGATAATAAATTGGAATTTAGTCAAACAATCCCTACTTTTAAGCAGATTGATGTTTTCAGGGTGGCCAAAGATCAAAGGGTCTGATTTGGAAAACAAAACAATACCTTTTTTACCTTCTCTCCATGCCAGATGCTGAAAGAACGAATCACACCCAATCCAAGTCCTACATTCCTTCAAAAGTGTTCTAAGCTCATCAAAACTCAGGTTTTGTCTAAAATCCTCACACAATTGCTTTTCACCAGTAACCCCAATCTGGACTACAGGCTCCTTGATGCCTTTTAGGACTTCTTCCCAATAAGGGTAATTCTTAGGATTTGGCTTGTCGTTTCTCAAAGCCTTGGAGTAGGGGCTAATGATAATCATAAGTACAGCTTTCTAAAAGCGTTCTCTAAGGAACCCTTCCATTCCCATTGGGACATTTTTAAATAGATATTCCATTGATCCAAATTACCAAACCCACGTTCAGCATGGGCAATAGCATGACCAGGCACAATGTCTGGATAACAAGAAAAGATCAAAGGTTTCTTGATTTCAGGCAATATCTTGGAAAAGACGATGTGATCTCCTAAACCGCAGTTTAATACCACGATGGTGTGGTCTCTGTATTGCATGAAATTGGCAAAGATTTGCTCATCATGGATGTACAAGGATTCATCAGTTTCGCTCCTTATACCGCCATCAGGGTTCTTTAAATGCCATGTAATAGCATCAGGAACCACATAGAGCTTAAATCCTCTCTGGTGTAGCCCGTAGCTAAACAAAGTCTCTTCACGGTGCGCTACCCTAGAAAGCCCCGTGTTGTAGTCATACTCCCCTGCTCGGTAGACAAAACTACAATGCAAGTGCTCTACTTGCTGTTCCTTGGTAATAAGTCCCCATTGGATGTTGGGTTCTTCGTTGATCTTTTCTATTTTCCCAGTTGCCTTAAATGGCTTGGGTAATGGAGGAGTCAAGATCGAGCCTCCTACCGCACCTGCATTCTTGCGTATAGCATAGCTTAACAAAGTCCTGAGCACATTAGGTTCTGGGATGCAATCATCATCCATTCTCCAAACCCACTTGTAACCCATTATGTTGGCGGTCTGGTGGTTCCAATGAGTTCCCTTTTTATGAGAAAAAACCCATTCCCATTCGATGTTCTTTAACTCCATCATCTGAAAAAGGTTCTTGTAGATCAGTTCCTCACGAACATCTCTAGGCTCATCGTTGTCATCAAAGATAATGAGCTTATCAGGTATCTTTGTTTGGTTAACTATTGCTGCTAATGCTAGAGGAAGTGTGGTGTCGTATCGGCCTCTAGTCCCGATGGAGCAGAGCACACTATCCACGGTCCCACCTTAGAATCATCAAGTTGCATTGGTTTTCTTTGCTGATCGGAGTGGCTTTATCGGATACCCGTCCGTTTTGATCAATGTAGTTAAACTGAAACCCTTTGAAGTGAGATTCATTGAGTCCGTGTATCTTGTGGTGCGGTCCCCAGAACCCTACAGGTTCATTCCAAGGCACGGTGATCAGTAGCCTATCACAATGGTTTTTAAGCTCTTCTACAATCTCTAAACCGTTGTCTAAGTGCTCTATGACCTCAAAGGCAATGATGGTGTCGTAGTGGTCTAGGGCTACTTGATTGATATCACCCTGAACAAACTGAGCTTTTTCTAACCAGTTCTGTTCTTGGGCAACACTAATGATGACAGGATCGTAATCAAGTCCAAGATAGTCTACATCGTTGGGTAGGAATTGACATCCATAACCAGAAGAGCATCCTAGTTCAAAAACCTTTTTACCCAGTAGATTTTGATTAGCCCACATATATCGTGTAGCTTCTCTAGGTAAAACAGGGTCTCCTTTTAGGAATACTGCTCTTTCATAGTTATTGGTTAATCGCCATCGATACCATTCTGGGTTTATTTCTTTTGCCAATTTCAAACAATGAATGTGAAGAATTTCACCCCATTGAGTTTTTACATCCAAGCCATACATATTACATTTCCAAAGTTAATTAATAATTTCTACCCAGTTGATTGTTTCTTCATTCCATGAGTACATTTTAGGTGTTTCTGGTGTACCAACATCAGTAGGATATGCTACTGGTGCGTTCCATCTGCAAGTGGTCTCATCTAAAACCCATGAAGCATAAGGTTTTGGAGAAATAAAAGCATCACGGTCTTTATCGTATGTATAACCAATACCCGCATAATTCTTTCTAATGTTGCCGTTGTAACTTGTTTTTACCCAAGTTCCACCAAGCAAACGCTCACAAAAAGCAATACCGATGGATTCTTTTTCATCGCCTTGAGCTGTTGAAGTGTCTGCATTGCTAACCACAATAACTTGTTTAACAACATTGTTTGAGTCTAATTCTGCAAAGTGTGCCATCATCTTCCCCCTAATTCTTTAATTTGTTCGTCTGTCCAAATAGTGTCAATTGATTCTTCAAATGCTTTAATTTTTTCCA